CAATATCACAATGATAGATATTTCTTTTAAGACATTGGTAATATTAGGTCTTTTAACACTAATCGATAGGAGATAATATGTCTGCTCTTCAAGAATTACAGAATTATACCTTTGTAAGCAAATATGCTAGATGGTTAGAGGATAAAAAAAGAAGAGAGACATGGAAAGAGGCTGTTGAAAGAGTTAAAAATATGATGCATACAATGTATGCCGATAAAAATATCTCTGATGAGATTAATTGGGCATATGATATTATGTATAAAAAGAAAGTTTTAGGAAGTCAAAGAGGATTACAGTTTGGTGGTGATCCAATCTTAAAAAGACATGCTAAAATATATAATTGCACCAGTTCCTATTGTGATAGACTAAGATTTTTTCAAGAGTGCTTTTGGTTATTGTTGTGTGGTAGTGGTACAGGATTTTCTGTACAAAAGCATCACGTTGCCAAGTTACCAACGCTGGAGCATAATCCTCCAAAAGATCAAGGCACGGTTTATGTTATTGAAGATAGCATAGAAGGTTGGGCCGATGCTTTGGGTGTTCTACTTAGTTCATATTTCAGCAAGCCTGTTGAAGAATTTAAGCAATACAAAAATTGTCATATATTATTTGATTATAGTAATATTAGACCACAAGGATCTGATCTAAGTTCTGGAGTTGGTAAAGCTCCTGGCTTTGAACCATTAGCCAAGGGATTAGAAAGAATCAGAATATTATTAGATCGTTGTATTGCTAATGGTCAAAAGAAACTACGACCAGTTGATGCTTATGATATTGTTATGCACAGTAGTGATGCCGTATTAAGTGGTGGCGTTAGAAGATCGGCTAGTTTAGCTTTATTTAGTGCAGACGATGAAGAAATGGCAAAGGCCAAAACCGGCAACTGGTATATAGACAATCCACAAAGGGCTAGAAGCAATAATTCTGCTTTGCTATTAAAAAACGAAACAACACTTGAACAATTTGAAACATTAATGGAGAGTGTTAAAGAATTTGGAGAGCCAGGATTTATTTGGAGCGAATCTACAGAAATGATTTTCAATCCATGTGTAGAAATTGGCATGTGGCCTGTTGATGAACAAAGTGGCGAAAGTGGATGGCAAGGTTGCAATCTCTCCACAATAAACTGCTCTAGTGTTACCGATGAAGAAGACTTTTATGAAAGATGCAAAGCAGCAGCAATTATTGGTACATTACAAGCTGGATTTACTAAACTAGATTATTTAGGAGACATTAGCGGCAAAATATTTCAAAGAGAAGCTTTATTGGGAGTATCTTTAACAGGGATTATGGAAAAACATGATTTGGTTCTTTCTGAAAAGGTTTTAAAACAAGGCGCTAAGATTGCTGTTGAAACAAACAAAGCGATAGCAGATAAAATAGGTATAAACCAAGCGGCTAGAGTAACTTGCTTAAAGCCGGAAGGCACTAGTAGTAGTATGTTAGGAACATCATCCGGCATCCACCCACACCATGCTAAACGATATATAAGACACGTACAGGCCAATATTTTAGAAGCGCCTTTCCAGCACTTCAAGAATTATAACCCGCAAGCCTGTGAAAAATCATCATGGTCAGCAAACAATACTGATGAAGTAATTAAGTTTCCTATTGAAGTTCCAGACGGAGCTAAACTTAAGAATCAATTACCAGCAGTAGATATGTTGGCCGTTGTTAAAGAAACACAAAAGAATTGGGTTAATTCTGGTAAGAACAAATCATTATGTACACAAGAATATCTAAGCCATAATGTTAGTAATACAGTAACGGTTAAACCAGACGAATGGGAAGAAGTAACGAAGTATATTTACAATAATCGTAAATACTTTGCTGGTATTAGCTTAATTCCTCAAAGTGGAGATAAAGATTATCCGCAAGCACCTTTCACCACTGTTTATACAAGTAGAGAGATAGTGAAAGAATACGGTGATGCTGCGTTATGGTGCTCTGGTTTAATAGAGCTTGGCTTGAATTCTTTTGATAATAATTTATGGGCGGCATGTGATTATGTTAGTATGAATCAAGCTAAAGAACAAGATAGTACAGAAAAGCTACTATTTGTTACCAAAATGAAAAATTTTGCTGGCAAATATTTTAACGGAGACATAAAACGTTTAACATATTGTATGAAAGATGTTTATAGTTGGAAACTGTATTGTGATCTTTTTAGTAGTTTTAAGAAGGTTGATTATACACAACTAGTGGAGACAGAGGATAATACTGCTGGAATAGAAGAGGTTAGTTGTGCTGGTGGTGCATGTCTAATTTAATTCCTATTTCGAAAGGTATAACTTGAGAAAACAAAAAAAGAAAAAGACTATAGACGCTACAAACTCATTAATTCAAAACGGTAATGGTTTTGCTTATAAAAATAGGCTTAAACCAAAAACTGTTAATCAGAATGAATTTATTAGAACAATTGCGGAAAATACTATAACTTTTTGTCAAGGTGTTGCTGGTAGTGGTAAGACACATATTGCGGTAGGAATGGCTATCGAATATCTGCTAGAAAACAAAGTCAATAAAATAGTTATCACCAGACCAGTTGTTGAATCTGGTGAAAGACTAGGATTTTTGCCAGGAACAGCAGAAGAAAAACTACATCCTTATCTTTTACCTATTTTAGATGAAATTGTACACTTTATACCAATAAGTCAATATGTTACTTTAAAAACACAAAACAAAATAGAAATTGTACCACTAGGCTTAATGAGGGGTCGTAATTTTCATAATTGTTTTATAGTTGCGGATGAATGTCAAAATGCTTCATACGATCAATTAAAAATGTTATTGACTCGTATCGGAAACAATAGTAAAATGGTACTGACTGGAGATATCAGTCAATCAGATTTACAAAAATATTTAAGGGGTGGATTTTTACAACTTATATCCGGTCTACAAGATATAGAAGGTATAGGTATCTCTCAGTTAAATAATGCGGACATTATTCGTAATCCAATTATTGGTAAAATTCTTGCTCGTTTAGAAAACATAGAAAATGAGACAACAAAGTAGTCGATGTCTACTTCTTAATGCTGATTTTACTCCACTATCCATTATTCATTGGAAAAAGGCGGTAATATGGCATATGAAGTATGAAGATAATCCACACTATGGGATTGATATTATAGATTTTTATAAAAACGATCATATTAATGGAATCAATAATAAAAAATACCCTATACCAGCGGTTGCTAGAACTAAAAGATTTTTTCGTCAAAATAATCAGACATTAATCTTTTCACGGAAAAATATCTTCTTAAGAGATAATTATACGTGTCAATATTGTGGTAAACAATTTGAAGCACAAAATTTAACTTATGATCATGTGATACCCAAATCAATATGGGATAATATGCAAATGTCTCCCACTTGTTGGACTAATATAGTAACAGCTTGTGCATCATGCAATAGGAAAAAGGGTAATAAAACACCCAAACAAGCAAATATGCCTTTAATTAATATTCCTGTAAAGCCAACTAAGAGTCAAAAGTACTTGCCCATCTCATATCATCTAAGTAAAATAAAAACGAACATGCCAGATGAATGGAAAGTATATCTACCAGAATTTTATTATGCCTAATTATACATACGGTTGTGACAAGTGCGACGAGAGTTTTGAGTTATTTTTTTACATAAAAGACTATGAACCTACTCCTAAATGTCCTAAGTGTAAAAATAAATCACACAGATTATACTCAATAGATGTGCTAAGTCAATCTGCTTCTGTAAAGAAAGCAGACAGTGAACTTAAAACAATAGGAGATTTGGCACGAAGAAATACTGAAAAAATGAGCCAAGATGAAAAAATAGCATTATATAAGAAACATAATGACTATAAGGATAATAAAGAAGAACAGAAGCCTCTACCAAGTGGTATGAGCAGACTTAAAAAACCTCCTAAAACATCCTGGACAGGATCTAATAATATTAAAAAACGAAGGAGCCCTAAAAAATGAAGGCAGAAAATTGTATCTTTGTACAAAACAAAGAACTAAGTAGACAAAGAGAGCCTGGAGATTCTGATAGTAAATATTATACTATACTAGGTGATCATGATTTTATTGATACAAATGATAGACCACAAGCTAAAACAGAATCAAATAAGGTGGTGGCAAAGTCTATTTATAAAAATAGTTCTTACAAGTTTTATATCAAAGTCGGAACCTATGGTAAGATTTTTAATCCTATGGGACTATTTAGCGAAGGTAAAAACGCAAAATTTATAGCAAAAATAGGTCGCAAAGAATTTGAATTTAAAGAAGTCAATCAAAAGATTTTTGATTTGTATTTAAATTTTTTATCCACAAAAAACATAGCATGGCTTAATAATGCAGAAAGAGAGATGATCTAATGGCTAAGAAACCAAAAAAGAAAACAAAAGAAATAGAATACGCTATCAAATATTTATATGAAACTATGAAGGCGAAGCCAAAAGATATAGCATTAGAACTTGGGGTTGCAGAAGCAATAGTCGATGGTATAATCAACCAACCAAAGGAAGAAAAACCACGCAAGGTTAGCAAAAGTCAAAGTCTTATGGGTAGACACACAGCCGCTAAAAAGAACAATAACGTTAGCGTTATGACAGAGGCTGCGTCTCAACTTAACGATGAACTCGTGCGTAACTTTGGAGCAACTAAATCTAGAACTAGTACCAATGCTATATTCCGACCCAATGACTAAGAAATATATATCTAAATATTCTAATAATAAAGAGGTAAGTGCAGCACAATATATAACTGAACTTATCTGTGAAAATAGAGCAAAAAAAGAAAACTTGGATTTACATTATAGATTTTGGGTAAATGCAGAATGGGCTTCTTATTACAGAAATCAAATAGCCACTGCGTATAAATTAGTTAAAAAATATGATGATGTTGCAATCGTAAGGGCTTTAAAAAGCCAGAAGGCTGCAAAAATTTATTCTCTGCGAGCGCCCCATCTTGGGCCTATCATAGAAGAAGAACAGAAAAAATTAG